CATCTTCTTCAGATTCAGCTTCGCCGAGTTTCTTAACAGGAGGTGGCATTGGAACCTTTGTTCCACCTTCTGCGACTACTTCACCTTCAACTTCTGTTTCTTCGGTTTTATATTCGCCAGTGTCAACTGGATTCTTTTTGAGACCTTCCTCTTCATCAGCAAGTTTCTTAACTTCTGATCCTGGAAGTTTCTTCATTGGTTCTGCTGGAACTCCTGGTGCGCCTGGTTTTGCAGCAACTTTCATTCCTGCTGATGCCTTGTGACCATAGTCATCTGGAAGAGATTCTGGTGTTTGTCCACCGAGATCTTGAACCTCTGCTGGCATCTTCTGCATTGGTTCCTTACCTGCAGTCATAGATGCCTTTAGAATTTCTGCAGCGGATTCTGATAATGTCTTAGCCATTTTGTTAAACTCCTGAAGAGATAAAATTATTTATAAAATTTAAAGTTTTGACAAGAAGTTCTCAAAGATTTTCAAGGAGATCTCGTCGATTTGCTTCTGCTTTGCGTTCTTGATTTGATTATAATATGCGTTGACATCTAATTCTTTTACAACGCCATTATCCCAAACCCACTCTTTACCTTCCATAATACCTTGAACGAAAGCACCTGGTGCGGATGGATCCGCTACAATATCAGCCGCTGTGGCTAGATAATAATCATCTTGAACCACGTTAACACCGTTCACTTCTTTAAGTGAACCCATTCCACGTGACGAGACACCTAGAGTTGCACCGCCTTCCATAAGAGACTTTGCGATTTTACCCATAGGTGTTTCAAGAATTTTTGCCTTACCAATCCATTGATTACCTTCTTGTTTCAATGAAGTGATTAAATGTGATACGCGATCTAGATTGATCGATGGGGAATCTGGATGACCCAATTCACCGAATGCGCGATTCTTCTGAACGTATTCTTCGTTGTATCGCTTTACTTCTTTTGCAAGAGTATCAGTCTTATACATACGACCGTTCTTATTTTTCATTTCTGCGACGAGAAATGGACCTTGAATGAAGAGAGTCTTCACACCGTTCTTTTCTTCGGTGATCAATTTAACTTCTTCAACTGTTTCGGTGATTAACTTCATTTATTTTAGCCCCAATGATTTACGTTTTACTAATGAACGTTTTCTTTTTATTAAAGCACGTGCAAGTTTGGCTTTTCTTTTTAACTTGCCTTTACGTTGTCCAAGTTTTCTTCGACGACTTTCAGCAGGTGACATACGAATTAACTTGCCACCACGGATTGTGTAACCTTTTACAGCAGACACAACTTTTCTACGCTGAACCTTGCCGCCTCGAACTCGTGCACGAATAATTTTCTTTCGTCCCATTTTCTGGGCGTTTGCTTCAGCAACAATTTCCCTTACAATTTTTGATACAATGCTCATTCGTCACCAATTGTAAATTTGACTCTGCTTAACGCAAAATGTGCTGCTTTTTCAAAACCTTTTGGGTTTGTGAGCATATCAGCAAACTTCTTTTTATTCTCATTATTCAATGCACCATGCACCATGTGAATGGCTTTTGCTGCACCATGACTGACTTTTAATTTTGATCCATCAGCAAACTTCATATGTTTTGCTGATGCTTTTGGATTTTCTTGTGATGCGTATGCTGATACTTGTTCAATGCTTTCCATCATATCTTCGTGATCAACTTCTTCAGCTGTCACATTTGGAACAATCTCAGGAAGTTGTCCTTGCTTGTATGGAACGCTAAATGTGATGCCAAGTTTTTCATGAACATACAACGCAACACGTTGACCATCTGGGAAAATACGAACACCTTTACGCTTTAGTACAAGCATCATTGGAGGATCGATACTTTCGTTGATTGATTCTGAGAGTTGTTCTTTGTCTAAAATTTCAACGCTGTTCATCAAATTTCTTCGAACAGCTTGAAATGCTTGTTGTGAACCAAGAGCTGCACTTGATAGCCCTGAATTGTATTTTGCAATTACATCTCTATGTGCTTTTGATAATCTTGCAACATCACCAACTTTCTGTTGACGAATAAGCGCAACTTTAAGTTGTGGCAATTCGCTAGACTTTAAAAGTCCAGCACGCACAAGAGCTGAAATTTTTGCCGAATTATCCTTCAGCGGATTCGGTGTCGACGCCATCGGTGCTTCCGTCAACTTCGACTTCAGTTGTTTCAACTTCATTTGTTGGTTCTTCTGTGTTTAAAATTGTTGATGCAATTTCTACTTTTTTAACTTCAAGCGCATCAGTGACACGTGTTGCAATTTCAGAGTTAAATGCAGCCGCAACAGCTTCTTTATCTCCCATCAAAGCAGCATTAACGATATCTAATGACGACATAATTATCTCCAATTATTTAGTAATTTGTTGAAATATTGAATTAATGTCTGATCTTGGCACTTCACCAGTAGAGACATTACTTGTTGGCACATTTGCAGTTGTCATGTCAGGTGCAGAAACTGTTGGTTCCCCAGCCTGTTCTTGTGCAATTTCTTCTCCCATCTTTTCAACATCTTCTTCATTAAGATGAAGAACATGTTTCTTAACCCATGCTCTAGAGAAGTATGTGCCGACATATGGATCAACTTGATTGAGCAATTGAATTCTGGAAGTCATCAAATCGGCTTCCTTCAATTCAATAAAGTTGTTATCTTTCAAGAAGTCATAGTGAATCTTTTCTTTTAGTTCTTCCCACTCATCAAGAGAGCAAATGCCCTTAAGAGCAAGTTGACGTGAGAGCAATTCATCAAATAAAGTACTGAATTTTGAACGTAAACGATCAATAAACTTACTAAATTTTAATTCGTCTCGTGTGATCTCTGTTGCACGACCCAATGAGAATGTTGTTTGAGAATCTAAACGTGATGATGGGACGTTCAATGCTTTATATAACTTCTTTTCGAAGTAATTGACGTCTGACAATTCACCAAGATTTTGTCCAGCTGGAAGCGTTGTGATTTCAGTTGACTTACCCTCACCACGACGTGGAATCCAAAAATCTTCCATCATTGACATAAATTTGCGGTCGTCTTTAACTTCGCCAGTTGCCGAGTCATACACAACTTTATTACGGAACTTTGTCATGATATCACGAAGATATTGCTCTGCTTTGACTTTTGGCATATTGCCAACATCGATGTAGAACACACGACGTTCTGGTGCACGTGATAAACGATAGATCACAACAGCATCTTCAACCATTCGGAGTTGATTGAGTGGCTTGATTGCTTTGTGTAGATGTGAAAGTACGGTATTTTTCTTTGGATCTAACAAACCAGAATTCACATTGACGATTGCATCAGTTGCAATCTTTAATCCTGAATCCTGTGTTGAATTGCTGATCATGCTTTGACCTTGCGCCAAAGCCTTCTCATTGTAAACATAATATTCTTGAATACCAGCGTTTACTTCAACTCCAGTTCTTGGATCTTTTTTCTTTACTGCAACACGAACCTTTTTAATTTTTCTTGGATCCAAGTATAGTAACTCTTGAATTCCAAGTCTTGGTTGCTTTTCATCAATCAAAACCTGGTAGAACAATCTTCCATCAATGTACCAATTACGGAACACATCAGAACCAGAGTTTGAGAAATCTAACATGCGAAGAACATTTTGAAATTCTTCGCGGATCATTTCTTTAACATTGTCTGGTTGGTCAAGATCGTCTAGTAGTATTGTGACGCTACGACCAGCATTGTCGTGCACAATTGATTCGTTAACGATGTCATCAACTGCAGCTTCGAGTTCTGGCTGCATAGCCATCTCTCGATAACGAGTGATTAAGTCGTTTTCATTTTTAACGGATGCTTCTAGATCAAGATAAGTTCCAAAAAACCCACCAGAAACATTGATTGCACCGTCGTCTAAAACAGGTGCAGCAATAGGAGCCTGGATCGAGACCGTCTCAGGCTTCTTTCTTAAGATTTCGAAACCGAAAAGATTAATTGCCATTAATTAACTCCATAATATAAAACAAGTTCAAGATTAAACCACGTTTTCGGCGACTGCTTCCCACCATTGATATGCAAAAGTCACTGAGTATTCTTCGATAGCATCATTGTTGCCCCAATCTAGATCGATTGGTGCGAGATCATTTGGGAACAGACCGATAAACTTGTAGGTCTTGATCACTTTTCCTGTTTTACCATAGTGACGGACATAGGCGTCCGTACCATAGGAAATTGGAGTTGCGGCAGAAGCACTACGAGTATTGAAGCGATGTGAATTTACGCCATTCATCCAACGCTCAATTGCGTTACGAACAGTGAAATCTTCATCATTTAGAATGTTTACTGTCCAGTCGGCAAACGTTCTGTTTCCAGCAAACTTAACTTCACGTCCGAAGTATTGTACTGGAACTACACCAACCGTTGATCCAGGAATTTGCGCCGTTTTACACATGAAGCGTAATTTACGAGCAGCATTACCTGGCAACGAGAAAGATGGAAACGTCATTTCGACTTCAAACAGATTGGCTCTTGCGCCATCAAACTGCATTTGTGAACGAAATTCAGATACATTAAAAGCCATTGTATTCTCCTGACTTTATCTTAATCTATTTATTAGAAGCGACCAACGATCTCGTCGAAGGCAACGCCACTGCGTACAGCGACGAAGTTCAACTGGATGAAGTTTACACTTCTTGCTGGCTTAATGTAAATATCACCAACAAACTCGTTACGGTCAATGACTGCAGGAGTATTGTTTGTTTCATCGCAAACTACGCGGAAGTCGTAGATGCCACGACGACCTTGTACGTCGCGTAAAAATGGTTCCACAAGAGCGATAAATTGTGAGCGAGTAAATTCATCGTTGAATTCGAATAGGCTTGATCTTGCAGCTGCAGAGATTGCTTTTTCGAGTACAATGAACAAACGGCGAACATTGATGCGATCGAACGCTGATGGGCGACCTTGCATTGTCTTATCACCAAAGAGAACTGTGCCCTCTCCAGGGAATGAAACAACTGGGTTCACACCTGCCTTATACAGTGCATCGCGCTCTGCTTGAGTTGGGTTGAATGACAACTTAACAAGATTTCTGATTTGTCCGCGATTCAATCCTGCTGGAGAGAACCATGGATCTCTTTGTAGGTCTGTACGAACGCAAAGACCTGCAACATCAGAGTTTAGTGGAATCCAACGATAAACGTCGTTGTATTTGTCGTACTGATACTTCCAACC